TCTGGTAAAAATCCAAGATCAAAGTATTTTAATTCTCCTTCAACAAATAAAGAAGTACTTGGCCAAGAAAGAACTGAATTGGAAATGCCAGTTCAGTCTGAAAATGTTCAATCTGAACCAGAGCAAACTTCTGAATCCCAATTAGATAAAATCCAAGTGAATGAAACTCCTGGTGGTATTACAATTGTATTAGATGATACACCTGAAAATAAAAGAGTTGTTATTAAACATCCTGAAGGTGGTGGTATAGAACTAATGCCTGATGGAGGCGTTAAAATAGTTTCTATGAAAGGTAAACTAGAAGTAGTAAAATCTGATGTGACTATTGTAGTGGGTGGAGATGCTACATTAGAATATCAAGGCAATTTAGATATGAAAGTTGCTGGTGAATTTAATATTGATTGTTTGGACTTTAACCTTACAACACGTGGTAATAAATCTGAAAAGATTATTGGATCTGAAGATAAAATTATTGGAAGAGGATCCTCAACTCAAATCACTGGTAATAAAGCAACTTATGTGACTGAAAGCGTAGTTGAAACTTATCTTGGAGGACATGAGCATAATGTTAAGGGCGAGTTTAATCATAACATTGATGGTGCTGCCGGATTTTTTGCAAGCGGTGACGTAGACATTACTTCTGAAACTGATGTTAATGTGTCATCGCCCAACACAACTGTATCAGGTGACAAACTTTCGGTAATGGGTGGTACTGGACAAATTGGTGGCCAAGCAATAAATTATACTGGTAATGGAGCAGTATTCCAAAAAGGTGTTACAGCACCAACATTTCACGGTGATTTAGATGGTACCGCTACAACATCTACAGTAACTCAATCTCAAACATATGGAGAAGCATCTCAAGGATCTGCTGGTTCTATTACGAATACTGCAACTCCAACCTTCCCACAAATTAATGCAGATATGGTAACTGCTTATAATGGATCTGAATATGGGATAAAAGAAGTTACTATTGATGAAGATGACGATATGAAAAAATTTATCGATCAATCTTCCACATATCAAGGTGTACATCATACAAAGCCAACTGTGAGAATGGCTAGATCTGCAATGAGAGATCCAGCAAATAGAAACAATAAAGCTTTGACAAATGCTTATATTGCAAACAATGTGATTGATGAAAGCTATAGTAATCCAACACCACCTGAGATTGGAAGAATTGTTACAGAGAAATCCACACCAATTCTTGCAGCAAAATCTCCAGATATTTTCCGTAATGATGCGTATGCTACATATGTAGCCAAACGCAAATTTGCAAATATTACTCCTGAGGATAAGTATAATCCTTTCCTAAAAGAAGAGATTACTGCAAAAACAAAATTAAATGATAGCGTTTCAATTGCTAAGTTTCTAGGTACTGAAGATCCTACAAATTTAAAATTCTTAAGAGACTTAGAAGCCAAACAACAACTTGCAAAATATTTGTACGTACATGGAACTGCAGTCCAACGAATTTTAGATAACAATCTAGATTTTAAAGGCATTTCATTTGTAGTATCCGAAGGTGTATATAGACCAGGGCCTACAGAAACTCCAGCTGGCCTGAATGATTTAAAATTAAAAGGTCAAGCAATAGTTTTCAAAGCGGTGAATTCTTCTGGTAAAGAATCAAATAGTGCTTTATTTGATATTGCAGTTTATTTGAAAGACAATGCATACTTCAAAGAAATGATATTATCATATGATACGCTAGAAGGCTATAACAATATAGCTTCTAGATTGATTATGATTCTTCCAGATATTGACGATGATTGGTACGGTATTTTTGATAGAAAGGTAACTACTGAATTTAATGGCCAAAAACTATCACAAGGCGAATTAGTTGAAGTACTTCCATATAAGACAGAATATATTTCAGAAGGTTTCACAGGAAAAGAAAATACTCCAGATGGTTATCCACATCATGGACTAGATCAAACTTTAAATCCACCATCTATTGGTTATGATGGTATTTCTAATGGTAAATTAGATCCAGCAAAACTAATTGAAATTGCTCCAGCTTCTTCTAGAAAATATGGAACTGGACCATTAATGCTTCAACCCCAAACGGCAAGAGCTTGGTTTGATATGAAAGCTGCAGCAGCTGAAGATGGAATTGAATTGATACCAACAAGTGCATACAGATCTTATTATTATCAGAAACGAGCTCGCATTGAACATAGAGCAAAAGATCCTAATTATACAATTGCAACCGAAGGTAGATCAAATCATGGACTTGGCCTTGCTGTAGATATTGCAATTCCTGGTTGGTCACGTAATGTAGATCCATCTAATCTTCCAGTATGGAAATGGTTAAATGAAAATGCTGGACGTTATGGATTTAAACAAAAAGCATCTCTGAAATTTAAAGATGCTGTTCACTGGTCTCGTACACCAACTGGCGGATAAGCCATATAAATAAACCAAAAAGAGTAGCAAATGGCTGTAACAAAAGTATTATCAAAACAGGATGGCAATTTATCGCAGTCATCTATTATCACGACAAGGAAAGTACCTTATCGTGATATTGACCTTACTTTTGCTGCGAAACCAAATGGCGAATTATATGTTAAGAAAGATGCATCTGCTGTACAGCAATCATTAAAGAATCTTATTTTAACTAACCATTTTGAAAAACCATTCTTACCTTTTTTTGGTGGCAATATTAGAGCTTTATTATTTGAACTAGCTGATGATGAAGTAGATGAAGAAGTACGCGATAATATAATCCAAACGGTTCAGATTTATGAACCAAGAGCTTTAATACAAGAAATAGACGTTAAGTCTGATCCAGATAGAAATTCAATTAGTGTTACTATTGAATATCAGATACTTAACTCCTCAGAAACTCTTACATTTACTACATCAGTATCAAGGTTGAGATAACATGGTAACGACAATTAGATCAACAGCTTTAGACTTTAATAATATTAAAAACAATCTAAAGACGTTTCTTGCAAATAAAGAAGAATTTAAAGATTATAACTTTGAAGCTTCAGGTCTTTCAAATATTCTGGATGTGTTGGCACATAACACTCATATGAATGCTTTGATAGCAAACTTTGCTTTAAATGAATCTTACCTTGGAACTGCTCAATTAAGAAGTTCAGTTGTATCCTTGGCAGAAGGTGTTGGTTATATCCCTGATACTGATACAGCTTCTCAGGCAAAGGTGAGAATTACTTTTACAACCACCACTGAACCTAGAGATACAATTATTGAATTGCCTCCATATACTAAATTTAATACGACTGTTGATGATGTTAATTATGTTTTCCAAACAGTAGAATCTTATTATGCTACTGATGATGGTACTGGTTTTTATGAATTTAAAACTGCTGATGGATTAAATCAAATTCCAATCTATGAAGGCACATTTAAAACTAAAACTTTCTTTGTTGGTGAATACGAAGATAATCCAGTTTATGTAATTCCAGATGGAACTATTGATGCTGATACTGTAACAGTAAAAGTATTTCCAAGTGCTACAAGTTCAGACTTTACAGCATATCAAAATATTCTAAATGCAACATCGATTAGTTCTCAATCTACAGTTTATATTTTAAGAGAAGCTCCAAACGGAAATTTTGAGTTATCATTTGGTGATGGTTCTACTTTTGGTATTGCACCTGAAGCTGGTAATAGAATTGAAGTTGAATATCTATCAACAAAAGGTGCAGTAGCAAATGGTGCTACCACATTCACAGCTCAAAGTACTTTAACGGGCGGTGGAGTTACAGCAACATTAAGTTCAACAACTCTTGTAATTTCTGTTGGAGGCGATACAAAAGAATCTATTGAATCGATCCGTAAGAATGCTCCATTCCAATATGCTACACAAAACCGAATGGTTACTGCAGAAGATTATTCATCTCTTATTTTAAGAAACTATTCAACTCTTATCCGTGACATTGCTTCTTGGGGTGGCGAGGATGCTATTAATCCAGAATTTGGAGCAGTCAACGTAGCTATTGCTTTTGAAGATGATGTTAGTGCTGCTTCTATTACAACAACAAAACAAGGCATTAGAGATCTCGCAAATCAGCTTTCAATTACTTCATTTAATCTTAGGTTTGTTGATCCAATTGAAACGTTTATTGAATTAGATTTATTCTTCCAGCTTAACCCGAAATTAACAGATCTTACGTTAAATGCTGTGACATCAAATGTAAATAGCGAAGTTAGTAATTATTTTACAAATAACACTGGTAACTTTAAACAGGCATTTAGAAGATCTAATCTATTAACAGAAATTGATGAATCTAATATAGCTATTCTTTCTTCCAGAGCTAATGTTAGAATGCAGCAACGTTTTACCCCATCGGCACCTGCTATTATTACTGCATTGAATACTATTTTCTCTGATCCGGATAATACATCAAGCACAGATATTAATAAAATTGTTGAGTTTATATCTAATAAACAATATAATGAAGCAGCAAACTATATTATTAATAATGATTTAAGTGGAGAAAACTTTACTACAGTTCTTAACGTTGTATCAGGAACTGCTTCAAATGTACAACAACAAATTAGATTCCCAGCTGCAATTGCCACGCCGGATGATGTAAATTATACTATAACCAGTAATGAATTTACGTTAAATGGTGTTACTTGTATATTAAGGAATCAATTAAGTTCTAATATAATCCAAGCAGTTAATGTTGCAGGTGGAGTTGTAGTTGTTGATAATATTGGTAATTATAATGCTGCAACAGGTATTGCAACAATTAGATATTTTAATCCAACTAATATTGCTGGTGGACTAACTCAAATTAAACTTTCAGCAGTTCCAGCAAACCAAAGTGCTGTGGTTCCAGAAAGAAATGAATTTATTAGTTATGATCCAGATCGTTCAACTATTCAGGCAATCACCACAACGGCTACTAACTAATGTCTCAATATACTGATAAAACATTAAAAGATAATAACCGTAGACTTCTGAATTTAAACCGTTCAGAAATTGAAAAGGTATTACCTGAGTATTTTACTGAAGACTTTCCAGATCTTATTCAATTATTTGAAGCCTATTACGAATATTTAGATACAAATGAAAACTTTGGTAATAAGATCCATGATCTAAATAGAAATAGAGATGCTACTCAAGTTTCTGATGATCTATTACAATATTTAGAAGATGAACTTCTTTTGGGTCAAGCTTATTTTGGTGGATTCTTAAATAAAAGAGAAGCCGTTAAATTCTCTAATTTATTATATAGATCAAAAGGTACTAAGTATTCTATTGAACAATTTTTTCGTGGTTTCTTTGGTGTTGACCCACAAGTAATATATCCAAAAGAAAATGTTTTTACAGTTGGTCCAGCAATTGATTACGATTTAAATGGAACAAATGATGGCGGTGAACAAGTTAAAATAGAAGCTTCTCAAATTGGTCCTGAATCACAAAGATTTATTACTGATGATAAATTATATCAAACTTTATCTGTACTAATTAGAGTTGGTATTCCAGTGAAAGACTGGATTGATGTTTATAAATTATTTGTCCATCCAGCTGGTTTTTATTTAGGATCTGAACTATTAATTGAAGCGGTGAATACAAATATTCTTACAACTATTCAAGATGCAGTTGGTGATCCAATTGAAGAAGGCGTAGCACAATTCGTTGATGCTCAAATTACGCCAGAAGCATTTGCAGAAGTTACATTCTTGAATTACACTAGTATCGATCATAACGAAATGCAGCGTCAGAGAATTGATCAGACATTTGATGATGTTGGAGATTATATTATTGATAGTGCTCAAGCTGGTTATGCGGATCAGTATGAGCTTCTATCTACATCATCGCCAACAATGGACGATTCAGATGGCATGGTAATGTCAATGGATTCAGATGGTGGATTCATTGCTCTGAAACCAACATTCGACCAACATAGATATGACACACTATTTGATTCAGCAGGTAACTCTGCAGATTCTGCGCATTATCCGCTTGAACACATATAAATAATCTAAATTAATCTAAGGTTTTAAAATGGTAAAACAGGTTGTTAATACAGGCACATTAGCTAACGATGGAACAGGCGATACGCTGCGTACGGCTGCAACCAAGATCAATAATAATTTTACAGAATTATATGACGTTCTTGGTGGAGATGGTATTGCAGTTGGTGGCGGTTCTGTTCTTACAGATAGTGGCTTTGATATTATTGGAACAAGTTTTAGAACTAAAATTGGTGCCGTTGAACCAACTGCAGAAAGAAGTATTGATTTTCCAAACGCGTCTGGGCAGGTAACTGTTAATACAGCAACACAGACTCTTACTAATAAGACTATGGATTTAGACACTAATACATTTAGTGGATTTCAAGGCAGCAGTTTTTTACTATCAACTTCCGGTGGACTTCTTGATAGTGCTACTCATAAATCTATTCCAACGGGTAATGTTGTAGGCGATAGCGATACTCAAACACTTAC